GGGGAATAAACCGCTCTTCGCGGATTATATCCTCGGTATGATATGCAGCAGATTCTACTTCTTCGCCTATTTCGCCAGCGGATTTGTTCGATAGTGCTTGAAGAGATTTTGCTTTTTCGTAGTAGTCCTTTAAACTCATGCTTTAATTATCAATCAACTCTAAATTTGAACGTTTGTGGTTGTTCTTGCCATGCTCCTATACTATCATTATAATAGGATAAATTTATCGTATACATATATCCAGCTTCCAATAGTGACATGTCGAGATCGAAATAGTTACCTTGCTTATCGTATGACAAATATGTACTGTATTCCGAACCTGTGCCATATGGGACCGCATTATAGTTATCAGTGACCCGGCGCACATTGTATGAGGCACTCGTAATAATATCAGTTGGATTATTTGCGTTAGCCTTTACATAGATGGTGGGATTCCAATTTCTATCGCGCACAAAGAATCTAAATCGAGCTGTGTCAGCAGTCGAATAAGATTTTTTGAGATTTCTACAGCTAGTAATTCTTTGGAAGGTCGGCGCCGTGTCGTAGGTGGGCATGTGCTCCGGGAAGATCGAGCCAGTAAAATACTGGATTGTCCCGAGACCCAGGGGTGCACCGGTGGTGTCGTTATGCCACACATCATACATGACGGTCAACCCCTTTGGTAGATCCGTCGAAAGTGCTGCAGTTATGGCCATGTCGGCGGAATAAACCCCCCTGGATACCCAAGAAGCTGTCGTATTGAAATTGCCGTCATATAGAGTTAACTTTGAGCCGGTAGGGGCGGTCGAACCTGAGAAAAGAGAAACCATCAGAGTGTTCCCGTTTTCAACCACAGGAATGTTTACCAAACGGCCGCGTACGTAATTGTATAAATATAGTTTATTAATGTTGTCCTGAGCAGGCGCCAGAGAGCTAGAATAATAGAAATTTTCTCGATCGTCCGAGACACGAGAATCCCAGCGCGCTTCGATAACCGGGCGCTTGAAAAAGAATTCAGTTGAACGCGCAAAAAACTTCTTGGTATAATAGGACTGTTGGGCTCCGGTAGGATTATCAATCAGGACGGAAGTGTCAGCGCCAGTTGAACTAGAAAAATAAGCTTCATCGGTGGTTGCGAGGCGAATTCCAAATCCATAGTTGTCATAGGTGCTGTCGACCCATTGCTCAACAATTCTGGTTACATCTAGCTCAATATCTTCATAACCGCGCTCGAACGTAATAGAATAAGTTGAGCCCGGGTCAGTCGTGATATAATCTCCTCCAATGCTGGTCCAATCAACGGAATCAGTTGCTCTGAGCCAGTTAGAAGTTCCGAGATCCTTGTATTCATCCATATCGAGACCGGTACCCTCTGTCCAAGACCGAGACACGGGCGCGACCGTCAAATTAAAATCTTGTGGTAAGGTGAAAGGATGTGCTGCATTATAGACTCGTAAGTAGAATGAAACACTACCAGACGCCGGAATGCTGCCGGCTGCACGATCCGAGATGATAGAAGCAATAGGGAACCGCATAAGAGCGCGTGAAAGCTCTTGAGATTGTCCGGCAGATCCAGAGGTTTGTCCATAAATAGAGAAAATTTCAATGGAATCGGCATATCCCATATTAGATCCCGTACCGCGAGTAGAGAGATCAGCTTCATAAGCATTAGTGATAGTAGTGTCGGCATCTGCGACGTAACGAGCAATGGCCATTATCTAATCGATCCTTTAATATCAGTGTTTGGGAACTTTAACTCAAACACAGTTGTCTCGTGGGCTCTAATCATACGACCATCCGAAGACAGATTACTATAAAAATCATAGTTGCTTTCTGAATAGGGTCCGCCTTGTTTAGCGACAATCTGAACATCGTAGACATCTAAAATACCCGGTACCTTGAGCAACTCACGAAAAACATCAGAAATCACTATGCTTTCTCCAATATCATATGGTCTATCATTATAGTACGCAGCCAGTCGATTGTTGGCTTTATTAAGAATAGTGTACCTATTGGCAGTTGTTTCGAGTGCAACTTGATATTTAATTCCAAAATTTACTACTTCTGCATCTAGGATGTCTAGCGTATCATTAACCATTCTATATTGTCCAAGCCAATTTTTAAGATTATTTTTTAAAGTAGAGTTTGAAGCAATGAGCTTTCCGCTACTGTCGGTTGAAATAACATAAAGGTTAAGATTCCTCTTAAACTCATCGAAATCCTTCACAATTCGAGCGCGGTGGATTGCTCCAAAAGCCCCGGGCATGCCATATACAATGGCTTGATAATCTTCAGCCGTTACCGCGCGGTTCTGTGCAGCGAAGTGTCCTCGTACGCGTTCTCGTACTTCCGTAGCTGAAGGAAGATTAATGCTCCCCACAAATGGTTGTTCGTTAGTTACTTCCAACGAGCTTGCCACACTATCACGCGTACTCCTTACAAGATTAGCCTGATCTAGAAATCGGAATGTTGCGCTGGTAACACTTGTAACAGTACTAACTGCAGCATTTACGTCTACATTTGAATTAAGTCGATATGAGATGCGCAAGGTTGTATTAGCTGGGGCAATACCAAATTTGTCTGTACTTATTAATTGAGTAGGATCAAAATCACTATCAGTGATGTAATTTCTACCATTTAGGTCAAGCATAAGCGACGTCGGGTCAAGAACTGAATTACTCAGCAGCTCGGAGTCGGAGCCATATCCAAATTGTAGAAAGGATTCAGTAGCTGTTTGTTCTAATACAAAACGACGCGCGACGGGAACAGGCTTAAGGATGCTAGCTACCGTGGAACTATTGGAGTCAGTATTGCGAATCGCTTTATAAATTGTATTTTGGGATAGATTATCTACTTGATAATATTCATGACCCTCGGTGTCAGTGACACTCATCACCTCGGCGACATTTGCTCGCGATAAATTAACTTTCAAAAATCGCTGGAAATTTCCAATGGTCCGCTCTTCAACAGCTGCATGCCCAGAGACTGCTCGACCCAAAGCACGAATAATATATGATGTAGCATCCCCATTCGTTGGGTTCGATTCGCCGGAAACAACTTGATTAAAAGGTTTAGAAAAATCAACATCTTCCAGAAGGGTATAAGACCCTCCTCCTGTGGATCCAAAAACAGATCCGGCGCGCATCGTGCCGGCGTATCTCAGGTCTGGTCCACCGCCAACATTTGCTGCAGGTACCTTAATATAAAAAGTTAAAACTCCATAAGCGGAAGGGCTAGTTGGAAGCCTAAAACCAAACTGTCGCGCGTGGCGCACGACATTACTATATTGAATGGCAGAATCTAGAAAGCTTTCATTTGCCTGGTAATCTACGTAAAAGGACAGGATGTCACCTATATAGGCGACCGTATCCAGCATAAGAGAACCAAAAGAGGCTTCGCTGAAGTCTTTATAAGTATTGGGATAATATCGTTTTGCGTAATTTTCAAGATCTTTACGAATCGAATCAAAATCGCGGCTGGTATAATCTATAGCTTGTAGTTTCTTTGGCATGGGAAAAGTCCGTTATTAATTAGTTCTAAAATCCAATTTGCAGGGTAGTAGTTACCTGCAAGGGAAGAATTGTAAATTCTATGGCAATCGATAATTGGTGTGGATGTAGGTCTAGTTCGTGTTCTGGGATTGAAAAATCAATCTTATTGAGCTGTATAAAGGGCAAATAAGTTTTAGTTTGTTGAACAATACGATCGTTGATATCTGAGTATGTACGGGGCCCGTTATTTTCAAAGAAGTAATGTTTAATCCCTACTCCAAAGTCTGGATTCATAATACGTTCCCCGGGGCTTGTCAAAAGCAGCATTTTGAAATTCTGCTTTGCCACGTGGGTATAGTTTTTAAGCAATCCATATGCTCCGTCTACAGGGCTGACTAATAATGGTAATCTCGGTGATATTCCAGACATTCTATTCTCTCCTTTCTATAATTAACATCGTTCTCCAGATTGTTCCTCAGAAACATTTGTCGGTCCATCGGTGGCGGTTCCGTCTTCATCGGGAGTAAGGGCGTCTTCCAGTTCTTTACCCAATAGCATCAGCAGAAGGTATACAATACCGAAAGGCCCGGGCGGCAACATCAGAAGACCCAAGAGTGTGCCAGTGAAGTCCACCCCATCCATGCTGAACTTGGGGAATATGGAGCCTCTCAGATCATCCGGAATAGTGTTGCGGGGATCGCGGGGATCTGGGTCGCCTTGCGCATATGTAAGTATCGAGTCAGGAAACACCATCCCCTCGTCCTTCGTCTTTTTGAAGTCAACAGGGTTACCAATGAAGGCAGCAAAACTGTTTGATCCGGGTCCCAAGTTGGGGGAGGTATTTCCATCTGGCAATCCCACAAAATTCTCCCAATCGGGGGAGTTCTTCGGACCGTTGCCAAGGTTAAACCCGGTTTTCGCATCTTGCATGCCCATTTCCAGAAGACAGAACAAGAGCTTCATGATATTCTCGCCCTTGAGGTTTGGTAAAATACCGCCGCCGGTACCGGCTTGCGCCTCTAAGTGCGCTTCGGCTTGCTCGGTCAGGGCTCGTTCTAGAGCATCCCACGTGGCGTCATCCATCGCGCCGTCCATGGAAACGGTCGTGGCCCAATCTTGTCCTACGGCCCATGTTTGAAGTGCTTCGACAGAGATCTTTGTTCTATCGCCGAATCGTCCATCCACTTCCCAGCCAGGCAGGGAGCTCCAATGACCAATACTGAGGACACTCGGAGGATCCTGGGTGGCAGCTAACCCCTGTAGCTTGGCTTGTAAAATACGTACGTCTTCGTTTACTACATTAGGTCCGGGGTCGACCTCGCTCAAGGGCGGGCGGCTTGCCGGCAATTCAGCGAGGGATGCTTGGATTTCCGCGGCAGCCGCATCAAGATCGGCTTGATTGAGGGTAGTTCCATGTTGGGCAGTGCTATAACGCGGAACGGCGTTATCAGCAAGTCGTTGGATAAGAGTGGGCGACGTGACTCTTGTGGCATTCTCCCAAGATTCACTGGCGGCGCGCTTTCGAGTTGCCCAAAAAGTCTCATCGCCGGCGAGGTTGGTGAATGTAGCGTAATCATTGACGACATCTCCTGGAATTTTATATTCCACCAAACCGCGTAGTTGTTCCGGGAGTGAAGAATAGTAGTCAGCTGCATTGAGCGGTACTGCGTTCACTTCCAAATCAGCAGTATTGATGCCGGTGGCGCCGCCGCCGGGTGGGAGAGAGGTCCATTTTGTTGTAAAGCCTCGCGTTCGGACCATCCATTCTCCTCCGGGTGCCCGGGCATACTCTAGCTCGGGGTCATCATCATATGTATACATCTGTGTGCCTGCCGGCGCGTTGTCGGCATACGCAGGCCCGTCTTGTCCTGCTCCTGTGGGTCCCTGCTGCATCTGCGGCGCGGGTCCATCTCGAAGAAATCTAACCGGAGGAGACACATCCATACCCTTGGCCATTTCATTGAAAGCTATAGCAGTGACCTCTCGAATGATCTTTGTGATTCCCACATGAGGGTCCATTGTCTCAGCAACACCACGCAAAATATTAATGGGGGTCTCAATAAGCATCTTAAGAATAAAATCTCTCGCGGATGTCGTGAGCCCCGCAAGAGGATCCTCGGGATCCTTCCCTGCAGCGGCAAGTGCTTGGGGAGAAGCCGTTCTCCTGGGAGGCTGTGGGGTCTGGTTGAGAATTGAATCTATATATATCCCCAGGCAGCGATCTTTTGCGCCTTGTAAGATATTATCCATCTTAGGGAAGAAGTTGCTTGTCAAATAAAAGTTCTCTAATATTGGAACCAAAGAGGTCACCGAACGGTTGATCGACTTATCAAAATAATCCTTGAATACTGGGTCATTAACAATAAGCTCCAGTTCGGAATCGCTAACCGTGGTGCCATAATTAGATAACAAAGTCTGTAGTACGGGGCGCTGGACTTCTTCAAAGTAGGGACCGCCCTGAGGATTATCGAGGGTGGGTGGTTCAGGATTCTCGATGCGCCGCAGTACTGCCTCGGACTCTAGGGTGTCAATAGATGGACTGAGGGGCAACTCCGCGGTCGGTGATAATGATGTCAACACGTAGCGGCTAAGCTCCATACCATGCAATTTATGATCGCTCCTGGTGCCCCCCGACGACTTGTTATAGAATGGAGTGGCGCCTCCAAAGATATCCTCGATGGAGCCTGGTTGATCATCTTGTGCGCCGGATCCGTGGTGCACGGTGGGCATGTAATAAACGATATTATACTTAAATCTTAGATTTGTAAACTCTAAAGCCAACTGGAAGTCGACGCCGGCTATCCATGCGCCGCGCATGAGCTGATTATACAGAACCTGTTCGAATAAATCTTTTTCGAGCCCATATTCAAAGCCTGTAGTTTTTTCGAATATCTGTGGTATTCCCTCATTATTAGTTGACACCACTGAATCCCAGACAACCTGTCTTTCTAAAACTATTTTTCCATATTTCATTTTGCGATTAAAGCCACGCCAGACGGCTGGCGATAGCGACGCCTGGTGCTTGATGCCCTCTGAACCACCAAAATATGATGGAATATTATTCAGCAGCTGGGGGCGCGCGGTATCGCCCTCGGGCGACCCAGGTTGTACCGTCGGCAATGAAGGATAAAATTTATTCATTGGGGCGTCTGTATCCGAGTCATGTTGACGAACTTGTAGCATGGGGGGATCGAGGGCGCCCGGTCTATATTGTGTTCCTACAATACGCGCTCCGAAGAACGACGGAACCACCGTCAACACATCCTCCACAAACACTCGGTCGAAATCTTTAGGGCTTGTCAGGCTTGAGGATCGTTTGACTGCGTTTGCCACGGCGCAGCGGGATTTGGTAATACGATCCTTCGTCATATATTCGATAATTGCCGGCACATCTGATTGTCGAAAGCGCTTGGTGGGAGGAAATACCACATTACCGTCAGTATCCAGAAGCCCTCCCTGATTGATTACAGTGGCTCGTTGAATCTTCTTATTATAATACTTCACCAAATTTTCGCCCACAATCGGCTTTGTCTCAATAAGGCTTTGTACTTGGTTTCTTATATTAACAGCCAT